ATTGCTGGGAGGTTATTAAACAGAAAAAGGAGGCTTTTCTTCGTGACCAGAATCCTTGGCACTTGAATTATGAGCGTTTCGTGAAGCGGCAGATTAGGGAGAAGGGAGAGTCTAACCCCGAGGTTCGGAGCCAGTATTTTCTTGAGTGGCAGTTAGAGAAGGGGATGTGGATGACGGAGGAGGAGTTTAATAAGTTGTTGCGGCCGGAGCTTGATCTCGTCCGGGAGGATTTGGAGCACGATTGCCTCGTTGGTATTGACGTGGCGAAGGAGAGTGATGTTACTTTTGTTAGCGTGTGGCGGCGGGAGGGCGTGAAGCGGGTAAAACGGCGGGCTCCTTCTTCTCGCGTGGTAGAGCCTTCTCGTGAGGAGATGCGGCGTTATGAGGAGGCTTTGCGGAGTGGTTTTGATCCGGGCTTGGGTCGTCCGAAGAAGCCTTCTTCTCGAGTGGAGACTTTCTTGGCGGAGGAGGAGGTCGAGGCGCCGGTTTTCCGGTTATTAAATTGGATGATGATTAAGGGGGTGTTGTATCAGCATCAGTGGGAGGTTATTAGTGATTTCTTGAGTCATTATCGCGTTTGGAAGCTTAATATTGATAGTACTGGGGTTGGTGACGCGACGGCTGATTATTTCTTGGAGAAGTATAACGGGTGGTCTTATGATGTTTTTCAGCGGATGGAGCGTTTGGGGGTTCGTGGGGTTGTTCGTCCGGTGAAGTTTACTCCGTTAAGTAAGCACCGGATGTATTCTAATTTTGAGATTGCTATTAAGGAGGGTCGCGTGTTGATACCGGCTAATACGTTATTGTTTTCCCCGCCGGAGAAGGCTTGTTTTGAGCGTTTTCGTTTGGAGAGTTTGAGTGCTTTGCGCGAGTGGCGTGGTAGTTTGTTAGTAGTTCGTCATCCTGATCGTAGTCGTGGGGAGAGCGGGGAGGTAGAAACTGATGATAGCTTGGATAGTGCGGCGCTCGTGTTTTTTGATCCTGATGATGAGCCTGTTGGTTTTGAGATGGAGAGTATTTAAAAAAATAGGTGTATTTTTAAACTTGTTTTTTTCTTTCTTGTCTTACTCTCCTGCTTATGGGTTTCATTGAGGAAGTAGCGAAGGCGAAGAATGTTCTGACGAGAAAGGATATTGACGTCGCGGTTTTGAATCCTAATGCTCGTCGTTCCTTGAGTAGTGCTAACCTCCCAGTGTATCCTGTCTGGTTTTTCGCTCCCGCGCGTGGTATTCCGCGGCGGATTGATATTAATGAGCTCCGCTTGTTTAGTCGTAGTGCTTGGGTGCAGATGGTTAAGAACGCTATTAAGAAAGCAGTATTATCTACGGAGTGGGATATTGTCGTCCGGGAGGATAGTGGTCGTTCCGAGGAAGAGTTTAAGGATGAGATTTTGTTCGTGAAGCATTTTCTCGAGCACCCGAATCGGGAAACGAGGCAGGATTTTGATTATATTATTAGTACGATCCTTGATGACATCCTTGATATTGATTCTGGTATCTTATTCTTGAATGGTGAGGTTAACGAGCCTTTGAAAGAGATTATCGCTTATGACGCGAGCAGTTTTTTAAAGGAGATTGATGAGAATGGTTTCTTGGTTCGTTGGTGGCAGTACTCGTTCCGCCACCCGTTGAGCGCTCCTTATGAGTTTTCTCCTGATAAGATCGTTGATTTCCAGATGAATAAGCGCACGCATAATCCTTATGGTTTTAGTCCGTTACAGAGTGTTCAGCAGGTTGTTGAGGTATTAGACCAAGCGACTCGTTATAATAAGGATTTCTTCGAGCATAACGCGATTCCTTCCTTATTAATTAGTATTATTGGTCATAAAGACGCTGCGAGAAAGTTTAAGAGTGATTGGTTGGAGCAGTTGGAGGGTGAGAACGCGAGGATCGTCGTGACTAATAGCGCGGAGGCTAAAGTCCAGCAGATGGCTCTTTCTAATCGTGATATGGAGTGGCTTGATGGGCAGAAGTGGTATATGCACTTAGTCTTCGCGGCTTATGGGTTATCCCCGACGGAGGTTGGTTTTACTGACTCGACTGGTAGTAAGAATGTTCAAGAGGGGCAGATGAAGATTACTGTCCGGAACGCTCATATCCCTTATCTTCGTTTATTAAGCCGCTCGATTTCTCGTTTTGTTATTCCTCGTATTCTCGGGGAGGCTGAGAAGCCTCTCTTGGAGCGCACGCCGCTCGAGTTTCGTTATTTCCCCAAGGATGCTGATATGGAGCAGTTAGAGAGTGAGGGTGAGCGTGCTGACGTGGCGAGTGGGATCTTAAGTATTAATGAGGTTCGTGCTCGCCGGGGGCTCGAGCCTTTCCCGAGTCCGAGGGCTGATAATCCTTTCTCGACTGGTAGTGCTGGTGAGGAGGGAGGGGGTGTTGTTGATGGCGAGGATGATCAAGAAGTTGAAGGAGAAGAAGCTCCTCACGAGGATGAACGACCCATTGAACGAGGAGGAGGAGGCACTTCTGGGGTTTCAGAAACAGTCGTGAAAGAGGATATTCTCACACCCCCCGAGTCTCCCACGACTGTTTCTGAGCCTCCTCTTGTTAAGACTGTCGAGCCGGTGACGGTTGACGCTGGTCGTTCTTATGCTGAGTGGTTCGAGAGGGTTTTGGGGGAGTGGGAGCGTCAGATTATCCGGGCGATTAATAACCGGTTGTATAAGGTTCCTCGTTCTTTTGACTCGGAGAATATTTTTTTAAAAGATTTTGGTGATTTCTTGAGCGCGTTGTTGCGTGGTTTCGCGGTGACTCCTTTTTTGAATTTATTGGCTGGTGTGGTGAAGCGGACGTTGCTCGTTGGCGTGGAGGATGCTGAGGAGGAGCTTGATATGAATCTTTCGCCGAGTATTGATTTTCATCGCTTGGTTGATCACGAGGTTCAGAAGCAGTTTAATGGTTATACGTTGCCTGATGGTAAGAAGTGGGTTGGTTTGCGGGGCGTGGCTCGTCATTTGCAGCAGAAGGTTTATGACCGGGTGCGGGTTGGTTTTGAGCGTCGGGAGATGACTGATACTATTGTTGATGGTGTCGTGGAGATTCTTGATGGGGTGAAGCGTAGTCGCGCGGCGAGTATTGTTCGTACGGAGAGTGCGCGGTTGGTGAATGAGGGGAAGCTCGCTGGTTATAAGGCGGCTGGTCTTGGTGGGAAGAAGGAGTATGTCGCGTTCCTTGATAGTCGGACAACGAAGCTTTGCCGGTTCTTGAATGGTCAGCGTCGTGGTCTTGACGAGCCTTTTGATGGTCCTAATGGGGAGCAGTGGATGATCCCGCCGGTGCACGTTAATTGTCGTAGTTTTATTCGTTATATTAGGGAGTGATTAGTAATGAGAGGTGGTTGTTAATGGCGGCTGGTGACGTGGTTCAGATTGGCCCGGTTGATATCCCGACGACTGATAGTGATTTTGTCGTGACCGGAACTCCTAATAGCGCGGTGATTAATGCGTTGCAGGGGCGGGTGACGGTTAATGATTTGCTTGTTGGCGTGCCGGTTGGTGGTAATAAGTTATTGTTTATTATCGTGAAGGGGGCTTGATAGTAGTGGTTAATCTTCGTGTTCACTCCCAGAGTGTTGGTATTCGTGCGCGCCCAGTGTATTTGCTTGATGGTGCTTTGAAGCGTCGTTATGAGTATAATAGTGATGGTACGGTGAAATATGTTGGTGAGGCGGAGGACGTGACGGCTTTGACGAGTCAGGCGAAGTGGCGTATTAAGAAGATGTCGTATAATGGTGGTTTCGTGGTGAGTGAGGACTGGGCTGATGGGAGTAATGATTTTGATAAGGTGTGGGATGATCGCGCCTCTTACTCGTATGGTTAGCGGGGTTTTTGTGATGGTGAAGCGGCTGGAGCGTTTGGTGGTGTTTTCCATTATTTTTCTCTTGTTATTGCCTTCTTTATTGGCACTCCCGAAGTATATTTATCGGCCGGATAGTAATTTGTATGCTGATCTCGTCGCTACTGGTAATTTTAGTGGTGGTAATGTTTCCGCTGATTTTTTTATTGGTGATGGTAGCTTTTTAACTGGTATTAGCGGTAGTGGTAGTCGTTGGTTGCTCGCTTCTTCTGGCTGGCTCTTTAATAATAGTGGCTTATTGGATTGGAATGAGACGCTGGGGAATGCCACGTACTTGACGAGCGTCCCGTACCAGAGTAGTGCTGGGGGCTGGTTTAACACGAGTTCTGTCACGAGTACGAACCTCGTTGTTAATGCTTCGAAGAGTTTGTTGGTTGGAGGGGTCTCGTTGTCTTCCTTGGCGAAGAATAGTGATATTAATGGTTCGGTGTTCGGTATTAATATGACTGGTCCTTCTGGTCAGGAGATGCCGCATTTTATCTTGCAGAGTGGCGGCCCCGGCCAAGCGAGCGTGCTTTTGCGTAGTTTAATGATTCAGAACGAGCTTGCTGGTTTTGGTAACACGACCGCGAGGACGAGTTGTGCTGATTATGCGAGCGCGGTGGGGGAGGATTTAATGATTGATTGTAATACTTCGACGACTGGTGCTGATTTGCTCGTTGGTGATGACTTGCAGGTTATTGGTGATGTGTGGTTGAAGGATACGAGTAGCGAGTGGCATTTTTTCACGAGGGTTCTTGATTTGTTGGATGAGTTGTTTAATAATATTCTTTATTCCAGTATTAACTCGTCCTTGAGTGGTGGTACGTTATCATTTAGCGAGCACGATAATAAGACTCTGGTCGTGAATATTAATTTATCAAATGTTTTTTTGTCCTCGCCTAATGATTCTATCTCGTTAAATAATGGTAGTGATAGTGGGCCGGTAATGAATTATGTTTTTTATAATGGTTCTCCGCCGTCGTTAAAAGTGTCTTCTTCTCCCCCGTCTGGTGATTACGCGGAGGTTGCCGAGTTATTGATTGGTAGCGAAGGCAATGTTTATGGCGGGATTATTGGCTCGGCGAGTAATTACGGGCTCGTTCATAACTTGTATCAGTGGTTGTTTTATCAGGGAGCCGGTTATGTGAGTGGTTTTAATATCACCGCCAATAGTTCTGACTTGAGTATCGGTAGTGGGACGTTATCGTTATTGTTAAAAACTGTTAATTCTTCTGGCTCTTTGAGCGTGCCCGAGGACGGCTTTTTTTACACATTGCATAATGGTACTTTCGTGGAGAGTTCTGACTTGTCTTCTTTTTCGGAGTACGCCGATGGCACGCCCATTAGCAGTAATAAGTATTTTAATATCGTGTGGGGTATCGTGCCAGTGAATGATACTGGCGTGCGGTTGATGGCTGTCGTACAAGACTACCCAGGTAGCGGAAACGAGTATACTTCTGGTGTTCGCGCGGAGATTGATAAGTTCTTAAAGACCAATTATTTTCCCAGTAATACTTTCTTAAAGCGGTTGTTTTTGCCTATCGCAAGAACTGTTCTTAAGGAGGGCTCGTCTTCTTTTGTTGCGCTTGAGAGCGGGGGTTATTTCCTTGACGTGCGGGGGCGCGTTGCGGGTAGTGGTAGCGCGCCTTCACCTCCTTTGACTGACCACGCCGCGTTAGATAATCTTGATTACGCGAGTAGCGGTCATACTGGTTTTGCGAGTAG